CCAGGGAGTAGGCTCAACGTACCACTTGGTTTGCAAGTGGTTAGTTTAATACTAATAGGCCACCCCTTTACTGCACTATACTCCTCATCAAATTTACGAAGTTCATTGTAAGCATCCTTTAACCAAGACCGTTGTTCTTTGGTTGCTTGAAGAACTCCAGTAACCCCAATACCCATTCGCATATTATTATGTACAATTTTCTCTGTTTCCTTATGGTGACTACCAAGGCGCAAAGAGTGCTTGTTTACACGATATAGGAGTTTAACTACATCAAGAAACTCTTCGTAATTACTAATGTTAGGAAGAAATGCTTCCGCCAAACAACAAGTCTCAAAATTAGCTAGACTCTGCTCGGCGCACGGATTATAACCTTGAACGTCAGGATCATTGTATTTAGTTTCTCCTAGTCGTCCAATCTTACGACTTAGGTCTAGGTTAATTAAACCAAAAGGCTCACCCTTTCCATTGTAACCATCCCAGAAGTAATCATGCAGCTCAGAAATATCATTACAAGCTACGCTGTTGTTACTCATTGCTCGCCATGAAGGAATAGTCCCCATGTCCCAGCGTTTAGATAGTAGGAATTCAACATCGTCGGGATCTCCAATTGCAATTTGTGCTGATCTGCGCACATTTCCACTTACCACAATAGCCCCGATAATGTTCATAATATCCAAGCAATCAATGGGTCGTACTTTCTTACCCTTGCGTTTTTCTAAGATATTTGCAATCTCCCCAACCCCCCAGCAAAGATCCTCTGGACCAGATGCTGTTCCTCCAAAACCTTTAATTGGGGCACCTTTACCACGAATTAGTTGCGTACTGTAGGTAAAAGTTTGATTTCCAGTCTCATGAGATAGAAATGCTGATTTAAGGACTTTACCTAATAGTGCCACCCAGCCTTCACGAGTATCTGAAACAATAAAATTAGCTGAACTATTATCTAGTCGTGTTGGTGCTTTAAAGTTCTTACGAACCTTTGGTAGTTTATTAACATTTTCTCGTTGAATATTATAACCAACACCAGATCCTAGCATCAGCATATCCATTGCCCAAGTAAATGGCCGTACCGGGGAATCTACTGTTACAAAAGCACAATTTTGAAGACTTGATAGCCCGAGAGTGCTTACTGTGCTAGTTCCTAGTTGCCAAAGGAATCGTCCTGCAACTGTTCCCTTTAGACTAAGAAGATAGTTCCGCAGTCGCTTTTCTTCTTCTTCCGTAAAACCACAATCTAGCTGAATCTGTGCAGCTTGAATAATTCGAGTTACCGTGTCTTTCCACTCTTCTGTTTTTGAATTAGGGTCATTTTCATTTAGTCGGCGAGCATATGTTCGCTTGTAAGTCAGATACTCTACAGTACTCCACGGAGTTACAATATTTTCATCCATATTCTTCCTTTCTATTTATTCTTCTACTTTAACAAAAATTACATTACAACCGTCTTTACGACAACCCCCAAAGCAACTAACTGTACCTTTAGGTGCTAGACAATCATATGTTGTATTATAACAACAACCGTTACACAGAGCAATTGAAGAATCATGCTCCTTAGCTAACTTAGCAATACATCCTTCAGGGGCTTCATTACTATCAATACCGCTTACCTTCTGCAAGCTTTCAGTCATCTTGCTTATCCCTATAAAAATCTTTAGCTTCTAGAGCTTCTTGTACATCTTCAGTAAGTCCCTTCTGACGATACAGCTCATCTAGCATTCGGCAATTCTTTGCCTTGTCAATTGCTGCTTTGCTTGCATAGCCAGATGAGAGCCATTCAGGGTCTGTACGCTCATCTGAATAATATCTCCCACAAGTAACAATTTTCCCCATGCGATTTCTATGCTGCGCAACATCTTGCAGGTGATAATTGCAATTCGTATTAAGACCGAGTTCCCATAGGGCTCTTTCTAACTTAATTGAATTATTCCAACTATTATTCCAAGAAACATCATATTCGGGATATAGAGCAGCTACTTCACTTTCTGATACATGAATTTTGGCTGCAATCTTACTTACAAAATTATCTGTCAAATCAAACCTCCTTTTATGTCCTACCTCAATCTTAAAATAAACTGAGGTAGGAATTATATCATCACAATTCGTTAAAATCAAACGAATCTTGCATCAAATTTTACTAAGTCAAGAGTTCTTCTCTGAATCCCGTAATTCTAGATTAATAATCATCCAATCAAGATACTTCTTAGCCTTCTCTAAATCCTGCAGGTCATTCCCCTTTTGGTCAAAGCGCAGTAGATATTGCAGCATTTGAACATAGTCAGAGATGAAACCTCCAGTATATCCAGCTTTAGCAAGACGATCTGCAATTGTGTTAGCAATATCCCGAACTTGAATTCCCGGAAGAACTTGATAGTGCTTAGGAGATTCTACTTGGCTTGATTCTTCATAATCTTCTTCTTTAATAAACCAATCAGAGTCATTCTTGTAGATACGGAAAGTATGTAGTGGGTTATCTCCAAACATTACATCAAAACTTATATTAGCTGGTGCATTCTCAACTACTTTACCAACTCTGTTAAACATTACATGATCTCGGTTAATACACCGCAGAGTATCTCCAACTTTAAATTCCATATTAACCTCCTATTCTACAAATTCTATATCGTGAATGCTTACATTCCAATACTGCCTACTATCTTCAGTAAGAACATAAACTCTATTAAGTCCTGTATTAGTGATAATTGCTGTCTTTTTCCAAAGAGTCCAATCTCCCTTTCCTTTGACCCGACTCCCTATAATACTATCTGGCGTAAGGAAAGGTTCTACATTTTCTTCAAGAGCAATAAACTCAAAGCCCATGTCATCAAGTAATAGTGCAGAGTTAAGGTTGTCCACATAACCTAAAAATTTAGCTTTATTAACTCTAGGAGTTCCTACAGCATACACAACTTCATCTCCAACTTTATACATATTAAATCCTTTAAGGAAGTTTAAAACCTACTGGAATACAATTATGAATATCTACGTTCTTGTAAGTAACGGGCTTCCTGATCTTGCCATTACTATCTCGAATAGTATAACAGTCATAATCAGTATTAAACTCATGCTTGCACTCCACTCCTTGATCTTCAAGAAGTACAACAGAAGCCAAGGCCACAGCAAGACGCTTAGGGAACTTCTCCAAGTTATTCTCTGCAATCTCTTGCATAGCAAAGCTGGTATCAATTCCTAGAGTATCTAGCTTTTGTAGAATACCTACAGCAACATAAAGAACATCTAGAGTTTCTTTGACAAGGTTAGCAGGATCATTCCATGCTTGAATCTCATCATTAAGTTCTTGAACTTCTTCCTTCAAGCACTTCATCTGAGCAACAAAATCCTTCTGAGTAACCTTCTCTGCATTACCAGCTACTCGGTTAAAGGAGTAAATATCTTCTTGGAAATCTTCTAGTCCGTAGTTCATATAGTTCATTCTTTCTCCTTTACCATTACATCACAATATTCTTACGTTTCTCTTTAGAGATTACATTCTTGCGCTTGCGATTACGATGCCCACAAGAATTACAAATAACCTCTTCGTATTCACTCACCCCAAGTTTAACCGTATTGCCTGTAGAAGTCAAACTATCATGACCGCAACTTGAACAACGTTCTTTGTCATCAGCGTAGAAGCGATCAATAGAACTCTTGTTATCGAAGCTACGAAGACGTAGATAAACTTGTTCAAGTAGGACTACATCTTGAGCATTGTACTTACGCATCTTCTCGATAGCAACAGGACAACCGTTATTGCAAGCAATCCAATCCTTGATATTCATTTCATGCTTAGTATCTTCTATATCTAGATACTTTGCAATAGAAGATAACTTGTTGCTTGGAAACTTAAGCTGCTTTGCAATCTTCAGGGTATCAATGCCCTTTACAGTTCGATGATTATCCATGCCGTTGAGTAGCAACCGAGTCTTAAAGAGAGGAAGGTCATAGCGGTCTAAATTATGAGCCACAACAATATCTGACTTCTCAAAGGCTTCATATAGTTGGCTGACTGGATTAATATCATTACATGTCAAAGCCTCTTCAGGGGTGACAGCGCAAGAATATACTTCATCTTCACCTAGCCATTTCCAAGCTGCTGATAGAATCCAATGACCCTCTTGCACAACATGATCAGAAGAGATATTAACATTCCAACGTTGAAACCCTGCTGAAATATCTGCTGCTGCCTCAAGATCGAAGATAAGGATCTTAGGTTCAGGGCGTTCTACAGATTCTTGATACGAAACGTAGAAGTTATTTACCGTAGACTTACTACAACCGATAACCTTAGCAATATAACGACTACCAAAGCCTTCTAGCTTTGCCTTAACAATGAATTGCTTATCTTTTGCTGACAGAATATGTGACAATATTTTCTCCTTAAAGTTTAACCCAAGAAATTTTAGTATGTGCTGGTACAACGACAATCTTTTCAGGAATTTCAGTGGTTACTTTCTTAGTTTGCCAGAATTCATACCAATCACATCCATTGTCATCACTCCAGTACCCTGAAGAGTTAATTGCAGTCCCAATAAGTTGCGTACAATCTTTATTTAGAATCTCTGTAAGGTATTCAATATCATCTTCTGTAATTTCATAGAAACCTGTAGCGTAAAAAGTGGCACCCTTGCGATGTTCTGTTTCTACATCTAAGTCTAGCTCATCTACAATGAGTTTGATCTCTTTTTCAGTCAGCTTCATTATTTTCTCCTTAGTAAACTTTAACTTCTGAGATAACTTCGCATTCGCTATTCGGGAATGCAGAATTCCAAGTATCTTTTGCATTCTTAACAGCTTCAGCAAATTTTTCAGGTTCCCGTGTAGCTCGTAGAATGCTAGTACCTAGGACATAATAACTTTCTTCTCTACTCACATAGTAGTTTAGCCTGCTGCATTCAATCTTACTAAGTTCTTTATGTTTAGTACTGTAAAGGAACTCACCAATACCGTCTACCTCAATTTCCTCTAGCTCTTCCTCTGTAAAATTATAGTACTCTTCAATGAAACTGATTACCTCTGAATAACCTTCAAGCAGTTTCCCAACATATAGAACTGCGCTGTGATCTACTCCCATTATTTTCTCCTTTAAACAGATTTCCTAATCTCTTCAATACTAACCTTCCAAGCACATCCCTCATGTTGAGGAATTCCCTTCAAGCATCTATCTCGTTGTACTCCTGAAGAAGTTCTAATCTCTTCTAGATAAACACATCTAGGATTCTTACATCCTTCAGGAGCCACATTAGGTTGTTGGTAAGTCACTTCTTAGGATACTTAAACAGATTATACCAGTTCCAAAACAATGCAGTATAAACCTCATGAAAGCCCTCTAGTGCGTACTTACGTGCCCGAGGGGCTTGGATACCGGTGTAAGGATTATTCTGCAATAGAGAGCGTTTAAATGCTTCTGGATCATCCTTTGAAGTCTTAAGAGCTTCTAGGATAGCCTTATGTTGATTAGCTGTAAGTTCTAGGACATACATTAGTTTATCGTTCATTCTTCATCCTTATGAAAGAACCATTTGGAGTCTGTGTCAACTTCATCAATTCCAGAATAACACCATTCGAGGTTTTCAGTCTCATATTTTTCAGCTTCTTCAAAAGTCCTAAACCTGCGAGTAGCACTAGAACCATCTCCAAGATCTTCAACTACTTCATACCAAATCATTGCAAGTTCTCCGGCTTAAGGTTATCAAGGTAATCAATTACAGATTCGGCATATTCCTTTTGTGAAACACTTTCTGCGAAATCACCCATACCTGTTTCTTCAATCTCCTTTGACCATTTAAGAATAATCTCTACTTTATCAGCATAGGAATCTTCATCAAACTCATCAATAAACCAGCAGCTTGCAATAGCTTTAAGGCTAAGGATAAACTGCTCTGGTGTCATTACTTTCTTCATCTAACTCTCCTTATTTACAACATTAGTAAGTTGTTGATTAAGACTTTCAAGTTCATCAGAGGAGTACTCCTTGACCAAAGCTGAGTACAACTTAATAATAACCTCTTCTGTAAACTCAGCGTCAGCAACATACTCATCTAGTTCTACTACAAATTTAACAAGGTCAGCATCAAAATCATTGACTAGCTTACTGATTAGGTCTTTTTCATCAACTTCAAAAGATAAATTCACAACTCACTCCTTTACTTAGTCAATTATAGCTGCTTCAGTTTCGCACCAAATAGCCACATCTGCGGGAGTAAACCTAATCTGCTCTGTAACATTTCTATAGTCACTAGCAATTTTAAGATATGCCTCCTTGGTTGCAGCGTTCCAGCATTTCTCCAAGTCCTTGATATTAAGGTTGGAGATCACTCCGTATTCATAGCACCATTGTTTAAAATCCACAACTTACTCCTTTACTTTGTTAATCACTTCCATGATTCTACAGTAA